GCTCTTGAATGAATGTAAGCTAAGTCACCGTCAGCGAATGCAGTACCAGAAGCTACAGTAATAGCACCCGTAGATGTGTTCACTGCAGAAATAACTGAACCAGAAGTTCTGTCAAATCCGCTGGAAGCATCGTTTTGTCCAACTGCGTCACCAATTTTGAAGTTCTTAGCAATAGATGCTGGAACTGTGAATGATGTAGCACCACCAGTAGAAGCTATGTAAGCCCCTCCTGCTAGAAGCTCTTCGTTGATTTCTTTTACGTGGTCTAACTGAGCGTTTTCGTTTTCCAACGCAAGAACATCACCAACACCACCTTCTAATTGCGCAGTGAATACTGATTTCACTGAAGCACCGAATGTAGTTGAAACTATTCTAGGTAAACTAGAAATTGTTTCTATGTTGGAAACGTCAACTGTTGGTAAACTTCCAGTTTCAGTTACTGGTCTTGAACGGCTAGAACCTCTATCAGTTCTTACCCTCCAACCAGCTGTGTTACCCCAAACTACTCTTGGGATAGCATTGAAGAATCTAGTTTGGTTATTTAGTGCTTGCCAAACTTTTCTTCCATATGTTGTGTTGAATATTCCTGTAGCTGAGTCTACTGTAAAGTATGTTTGTTTCTGTAGGTATTCAGGACCGAATACAGACTGATACAAACCTCTTTGAGACTGCGACAGATATTCACTTAAACTTGGATTAGCCATGTTTATAATCTCCTATAGTTTGTTTTGTTTATCCTAATAGTTCCCTAGGAACACCATCGGTGTCACCAGTTTCTATTTGGTGTTGCATTCTTCTGAGCTCTGAATAAGAAAGTTCAGCTAGTTGAGCTGGAGTGTCCTCAACAGAAGTAGATTTTTGAATAGGTGTAGAACCATCTACGCCCAATCCACTAATTGTTTTTGGAGCTTGTAATCCAGTTTCTTCCCTGAATCCCATTTTTCTTAGTCTTGCTTCAGATTCATTTTGGACTGCTTTCTGCATATTTGTCTCTGTTTCAGCTAATTGCTTCTTCAAAGATTCTATCTGCTTTTGCATTTTGTCCATGTCGTCATCATCATCGTCCATACCCTTCTCTTCTACTGGTTCATCAGCTGACTCATCGTCATGTGCTTTTTCCATTCCATCCTTATCGTCATCATCATGACCTTTTTTCATTGCAGCCGCATATCCTCTTCCATAAGCTTTTTCGATTTCATCTTCGTCGTCATCGCCCATGTCTGCAGCTTGGATTGTGTTTTGCTGTTCCTCGATTTTTGCATCTATTCCTGCATCACTTTCAGAGTCATCAGCAGTTTGTGGTGTCCCACCAGTTGGGGAAGCCGGTCTCTCGTCACCGCTAATGTCAGCGCCAGCATAACTGTCACCTTCACCAGCTTTTAACATAGAAACAACCTCAGAAGCTACAGATTTCACTAGACTTGCTTGTGCTTGTTCAGCAGCAGCTTTTGAAATCTCCTCTTCATCTTCTTCTTCTTCCTTTAGTAATCTAGAGTCCATCTTTTGTAGGACTTCAGCTACTGCGGCAAGAGCGAGGTTTGTGCCTTCCATTTGCTTCTCAATTCTATCTGAGATATCTGCCATAGTATTAACCTCCTATGATTATTATTTGTTTCCAAATATCATGAAAGGTTGGTCTAAGCCACCTCCGACCTTACTATGTATAGGGAAATATAACGTTATATTTAAACGTTATTACATTATACTACGGAAATCGAAAAATCCTACTGAGATGTAGAATTTTATAATAGAAATATATTATAAATTAGAATTTATTGTTCTTTTGAAATCATTTCTAACATTTCGTTACGAAAATCATACAGAATGTTTTGTATTAGTTTCTTCACTTTCTCACACTGATTGCCTTCAGGGAGCGCTGCTTCTACTTGGTCTAATACTCTACCCACCATTTTAGAATGTCTGGCGAATATATATTCTTGTTCTGCTGTTACTATACTTGTGTCTTTGTCCATTTCTATCTCCTATGTTTGTTATTCTCTCCAATTTATCCTACTTTGTGGGAACTGAACAGGAACTCTTTTTTTCAATCCTAAAGCCTTCCGGTCTCTAGGGTGAATCCCTTCATATACGGCAGCCCACGCCCTTTGTATCCATTCATTTTTAGGTCTGTTTGCACGAGCTCTGTTTATATCAATAGTCCTCCACTCACCGTTTTTTAGCCGCCAAGGACGCTGCCCAATTTTTTGATATGTTTTTGAGTGCCCTTTTACAGGTTTCCCTTGTCTAATATATGGTCGAACCTCAGATGTGTGTGGGGCAGTTTCATAACCAACAAAATATTTGTCAGAGTCGTACACTTCTCCAGCATATGGAGCTGAATACCCTATACTAAAACTGGTGTCTCTTATAACTTTATACCCAGACTCTTGTAGTTGTCCTGTTTTATAGGGTACAAATCCAGCATCTTTATTTTGCGCAATTTCAAAAGTGTCTTCTGCTAATTGTGTCCACCACGCCTTAAAAGCTTTTTCAAGTTTCTTATAAATTTCAAACGCTTCTTGTCGTGTAATTTCAGCCATAGTATTATTATACTGTTTAGGCTGTTAAATCCGTCCACTTTTCAGGAATCTTATCAATAAACTTTCGTTTGCTTGTGTCATAACGATTCAAATAAATAACATCTCTACCTACATAGCCATACTGTGGGTGCCAATAAGTAACTATTTGTTTAGGTTTAGTAGCCGCTTGTAATCGTTGAAGAGCAAACTCATCTGGACCTTTCATGGTTCCACATATATGTAGCTCTCCTGTACCTATATCTAATTCATCTATTCTGTGAAAATGCCCAATCATTACACTATCAAACTCCTGTTCTAAATCTTCATCAAGAGCGCCTTCTATCTCACGCTGTAGATTCTTCCTAAATTGGAATACACTTCGTAGTTTAGTTATTGAATTTAGTATTGCTCCACTACTTCCAGCCCCCGATATACAATCTCCGTGAGTAATAAGAACTACCTTATCATGCACTTTGAATGTAGTCATAAAGCTTTTAGGAATATGGAACTCTATGTTTTCTTGGTTTCTACAAAAAGAAGCAATCCATTGATAAAGCATATAATCCCAATCCATATATTTATCTTTCATAGGAGGCTTTCTAGTCATCCGACCATGATTACCAACTACACATGGGACTTTGATTTTTGTAAAATGTGGGGCTAAGTACATCAAAGCTTGTCCTATAATACTAGCTCCTCTAATCATTTGGTCCATACAGTTAGCCATATTAGACCTAGCTAACTCATCATGAATATCTCCACTAATCATATCACCTAACATAGGTATAATTAGTTCATCTACTGGGGCTATCTGTCTTCTATAAGATGCGTGTTTTAGTATTTGATTAGCCCAACCATACATACGTTTATTAAATACATCCAAGTTATATTCATTCAGTCCTCTCATCTGGTCTTTATACACTTGTTCACCTACATGTGTATCAGATAAAGGAGTAACCATAACTTGCGCTTGATGCCCAAATGGGGGTGTGTCTGAATTATTTAAATGTTTTAAGGGGACCGCTGGAAATGCTTTTGTATGTTCTTGTATGGTTTCAATAATAAGGTCTTTTTTAGTAGTATCCTTTAAAGACGTTTGATAAAGCTTTTTATAAAAATCAGCTTCGCTTTTATGTGTAGCTATCTTTTTATCTAGTCTAACTCTTTCAGAAACATTATCTCCTAGAAGTAAGACCTCGTCCTCTTGTTCTGAATGTTCTTTGTCGTACCACCGCTGAATTGTTATGCGGTGCGCTTCCACTCCGTGCTCTTCCAGTAACCATTTGCTGATTGCTGTCCACGTCGCCCCTAAGCGCCTTCTTTTTATTATCTCGGATTTTACCTTCTCGGGTATCGTACTCAAACTCTACTCTCCTTACTAATCTTTTGCCGCAAGTTATGCACTGTAAATCATCATCTTCATTTACAAACATGTGTCCAGTGCACTTAGGACATAGTTTAGCATATAATGATTTATTTTTCAACTTTACCTACTTAAATGGAATGTCTTCGGTTTCCTCGTCTAACTCTCGAACTTCTTGAGCCTCTTTGTCTTTTGAGCCTCCCGCAGCTAAAGAGTCGTATTCATTAGAACCCCATCTTTTTTTATAATCTATTCTTGGAATTTGTCGGTTTATAGAGTCTCCGCTAGAAAATACGGTAGCTCTATTTTTATATTCTTTTTCTACCCAAGCAATAAAATCAACTATTTCACTTTTTTCCATTGCTTTTCTTTCTGGGGAATTGTTTGTAACAAAATCAGATAATTTGTCTATACCGGTTTTTTTCCTACGTTTCTTTCTCTTCCCACCGCCACCATACGTAGGGGTAAAAAAGCCAGAGTCTGAAGATACTGCAACTGTGCCTCCACCGAAAGAGCCACCACCGTTGCCTCCGCCATTACCTCCGCCTCCATTTCCACCTTCTTTAGAAATAGATTTTTCATATTCACCATGCCATTGAAAATCAACTGCTTTTTTATCTTGCATCAATTTAGTAGCATAGGCAATAGCATCTCTTAGACCATCATCGTCATAAGAGAATTTCTTACCATTTACTTGTCCTTTATTAAGTTTGGTCATCGTCTATATCAATTTTTGTTGGTTCCGTTGCTTTGGGACCTTTTTGTTTATTTCTACTAAATCTAGTGGCATCACCAAACATAGCCTTTTCAATATTTACTATATTGCTACCTGATAGGTTAGCTACATAGTCTGTGTTACTATCTACAAACCATATCTTAGTCATATCTGGAGACACTTCTTTTATTATAGGCATAACGAACCCTTTTTCATTTAAAGATTCAACCCAGTTTTTAGATAAGTATATATTTTTTGACCGCGCTTCCGCCCACTCGTCAATATCTCTTTCTTCGTCTGGTGATTTATCATGCCAGTCTGGTGTTACACCACCAGTTCTTCCTTTAAACTTTCTTTGTGAAGGTGGCTTGTAAGCTTTTTCCATAGCTTGTATTGGCTCCCCTTCAGCAGGCTCACCCTCATTAGCTTCGCTTTGAATTTCTTCTTGCATTTGTTCTTGTTGAGCAGCCATTTCTTCTTGTTGAACCATTTGTTGTTGCATTTGCGCAAGATTCAAAGCTTGTTGTTCTGCTTGCATTCTTGCTAACTGCACAGGTTTACCGCTTATCGTAAACTCAGCGTCATATAAGTCAACATCCTGCTCTTTCAACTGTAAGTCAAACCCAAGTTGTGCGAATTGATTTGCAATTGAAATTCTTTGTTGCGCTAACGCAAGTCTAGTGGTGTCAGCTTTTTCCTCTGGTTGAGGTAACTCAAGTTTATATCCTTCTATTCCAAAGGCTTCTATAAGTTTAGGAAATACTTTTTCGTGGAATAATCTCTGGTCACCTTCAACAACACGACTCATAACTACTAGTTGTTGTGTTTGTGTGGATAACCCACCAAACGCCTCCGGAGCCCCCTGCCAAGCAGGAGTAACACCCCACATAGCTGCCACACGTTCCCTGATTTCATCTCTAACAGGCAAGTAATCCATTTCATTTAGAGTGTGGAATAGCCTTACCATGTCTACCCTACCTCTTTGGTTTCTAGCAGATACTGCTACCATAGGTATATAGTTAGGGTCCATTCTTGTTTGGGCCGCAATGTGTTCTCTTTCTCTACGCAATGACTCAGGGTCATCAGTAGTTACCATTAACATACTGGCTGGCATTTTTCTTTCGTAGAAATATCTGTATATATTTTTATCCATACCTACTAAGGTCAAAGCCTTTTCAAATATAGTAAGTATTGGTGACCACCCATATGTTTCAGATGGTGAGAATTTTGAAAGATGTATAATCTCTTCATCTGCAAAATATAAGTGAGAGTTTCTATGATAATATTTGTACATTGCGGGTATTCTTTCTACACCCTTTTTAGACTTACCCGGTTTTTCAGCTACATCAGTTCTCTCAATTGGACATATCCAATGTGCGTTTTTAGGTAACCCTGCTTGGTCTAAATCAAACTCTACTAGCGCTGGGTTTAATCTTCTTATTTCCCTAAGACGAGATGTAATCTTTCCCTCGCCTTCATCCTTGTACTCTTTTGCTAAATAAATAAACGCATCATCTAGAGTATTTAAATCGTGGTGGAATTGTCTAAGCACCTCTTCCATACTTTGGTCAAATAAATTACAGTCTGCTAACCACGTATTCAGTCTTTTTCTTTCTTCTGGGTCCGGATTTTCAGTTGCAGGGTGAATTTGTATCCCTCTTCTAAATACCTCACTTGTAATATGAGACACAGGACCCCTGATTTCTTCGACTGACATTGCAATAGTTTGTAAGTCTTGTACAAGCTGTTGCCTGTAGGCCATTTGGTGACGTACCCATGTATTAACAATTTGGTCAAGCCCTATAGTAGGCGCAGCACCAGTGTCACCAGTAGACTTCATAACTTCAAGCAAACTTATTTGTTTATTTAAATCCGCCATTTGCTGTTGCATTTGGGGAACTTGAGGCATATATTCGGATAATTTCATTATTAATCCCTACTTAGTTTAGTCATATCCTGCATGGATACCAATTTTAGTATGTTATCCATAGCTTTTTCTTTTAACTCAAACTCTTCAGAATGAGAAGCTTTTATTTCAACCTCTTGTTTTTCCGAAGTAAGTTTTTTTATTTTGTCCTCTAAC